AAGACTTTTTAAAAGGTAGAAAGGTAAACTGGACTCACAATGTAGGGATTGTTGATTTCTTTACAGATGGGTGGTTTAACTTGATTACCTTAGACATACATAATGGAATGACAACTTGGAACAATAAGATTATAAAGGGGAATTGATGGATTTAGGCGAATCAATAAAGCGATTAAAAGAACTATCTGCTATTTTACAAGCAAACACTATATCAGATAGAGAAAAAGAATATTACCTACCTGAAATGTTTCGTTTAATAGACAAATTAGAAGTTCCTCAATTAATAGGAGAATTTGAGAATGAGTACATATCTTGATACATATTGCACAATAGATGATATACAACTGGTAGCCCCATTTGTATTTGATTATGACAGGAAAAGAACAATCACAAACTGGGTAAGTCATAGTGGTAGTGGGAATGACGAGGTTTGGAAAGCAGGTAGTGTGGGTAAGTTCACTATGCTTTTTGAAAATGACATTGAACAAACATTAGTAGCAGATATTCCAAGCATAGATGCAGATGGAAAATACTACTTTGATGAAGATGCTGATGTTGTTTACTTCAGACCAAGCACAAACAGCAATCCCAATTATGATGTAACTATGACAGCTGGAAGGGATAATAAAACACTCTTTAATGAGTTTATATCGAGAAGTTCTGACTTTGTTCGTTCTTATATCAATAAACCAATCTACAAGAACAAGGGTGTCGGAACTGGGGATAGTTTAGGTAGGGATTATCCTGAAGTAATCGTTAGGGCTACTGCATTGTTAGCAGCATCTATGGCAATCTTACCATACGATGAACAACATGGACTACGATTACAAGTTCAAGTATATGACCAAGAAGGTGGAACTGGACTATTAGACCTAATTAGAAAAGGGATTATTAGTTTAGATCAAGATGAAGATGGTAGAGATAAGATAGTAAAAGATGTATCGATTGATAGTGCTACTACAGGGGCTATTGTAGACACTTATGGTTATCCAAGTGTATCTTATGATAGAATCAAGGTTATAATTGAAACAGGTGGTACTTTTGCAGCAGGTTCTACATCTACTGTAACCTATAAGACTTTTGTAGGAGATGATTCAGGATTAAAGATTAATGCCAACCAAGAAGCAGAAATTATTGATGGATCATTCCAATCAATAGGACATGGAGTTTATGTACGATTCTCAACTGGTGTCTATACTGCTAATGATGAATGGGAAGTAGAAGTAACTGGACTTGACCATACATCAGGTGGGGGAATAGAAACAATCCAACTTAAAAGGAGATAAAGATGCCTTATCATAAAGGAAAAAAGAAAAAGAAAAAAGGTCGTAAAAAATAATGCATTTAGGTAGAAAGAAAAAACTCTTAAAACGATATGGCTTGAAAGCAGTCAATCGACCGAAGATGACACCAAGTCATAAGACTAAGAAAGCAGTTGTATTGTCAGAAATAGGACATAAACTAAAACTAATTAGATTTGGTGCTAAGGGTATGGGACATAACTATTCTGCAGGTGCAAGACGAGCATTTAAAGCAAGACATAGAAGAAACATAGCTAAGGGTAAATCATCTGCTGCATATTGGGCAGATAAGTTCTTATGGAGTCCAGGAGGAAGTAAAAAGAATCCACCTAAATCACAAAAGAGGGTTTATGGCAAGAAAAAGTAATATAAATATTGTCAGAAGAAATGGTAAAAAGAAAACCAGACAAGGTATGAGTAAACGAACCAAGTATGGTACAAAAGCAAGTACAAAATATTATAAAAAAAGAAGTAGAGGACAAGGATAATGAGAGTAGAATTTGAAAATATATATAAAGATAGAGTATTAAATAATATTCAAAAACTTATTAAACAGACTATCCCAAGTGTTCCTTTGTATTACGATGAACACAGGGGACAAGAAAGTTTCTTATTAAGACCACAATCTGATACTTTTATTGATTATGCAAGTAATGCTCATATAAGACAATATGAAACATTGATTAGTTTTCAAATTATTTCAGGTTCTGATTATACAAGAGATAAAGACATACAACGATTAACTGATGTTGCAGAACTTGTAAAAAGAATCTTTTTTGACAATCGTGATTTAGAAGCATTGGGTATTACTGAATGGTATAATGCCAAAGTAACCGATATTATCTACGAAAGAGACGAAGAAGATACAGAAGTAGAAAGATTTGTAATGACTTTAGAATGTAATGTAAATGAAGGGGTTTCATAATGAAATATAAACATATTAAAGGACTTCAACTGCAAAAACCATCTTATTTAGATACACCTAATCAAAAGATTAGAGAATTGTTAGAAGGTAAAGAAGTTGAGTTAAATGAAGAAAATGTGGCTGAATTTGAATCGTTAGGTGTTCAAGTCAAGCCAGTAGAAAACAAACCTAAAAAGAAAAAAGTTAAAAAAGAGGAGTAATAACAAATGGCTATAAGTTCCAAAGTCTATGGTAAAAGCCAATATGCCATAGGTATTAAACAAAAGAATGCAACTGCTTTTGAAACAGCAGGTGCAGACGACACAGCATATCAATTACTACCTGTAATCAATGTATCTGCCCCAGTCCTCAATCTTGTAGAATCAGGGGAGATACGAAGCAACAATGCAGGTATGATTGAAACTGACTTTGACCAGTTTAGAACAAGAAAAGGTGGATTTGTAACACTTGATTTTGAAGTTCCTGCAGAAAGAGCAGGGCTTGTAAGATTATTGGCTAATGTATTACAAGACCATAGTGAATCAGGTGCTAATCCTTATGTTCACACTATTGAAGCATCATCAAGTAATGCTTTATCAAGACCTGATTTTACAGGAAGTTCAACAGCAGGTATTCCAAGTATCTTTGATATTGGGTTATATGGACCTGCATCAGGCGAAGATAAAATCATCACAAGTGGTACTTTACAATCACTAACAATGAACTTTGATATGACTGATGGTAGATTACTATTGAATGGTACTTTCTATTCAGGTTTTGCAAGTTCAACAGGATTCAAAGTTGGACAAACATTATCTGCTAATAGTGGAGAACCAACACTAATGAGTACATCACCAACACAAATTGAATCATATTTTGATACAAAACAATTTGATGTCAATGGATCTGCAACTGATGCTATCATTACAGCAGTATCATTTACTTTTGAAAACAATGTTGCAAGAGTAGGTAGAGATGCTAATGGTGATGCAGAAGCCTATGCATTTGGTGTTCCTTCTGTAAATATTACAGGTGAAATATCATTTATGTATGATGGTAACTACAATGATAGTGCTAATAATGTATTACAGGACTTCTTAGATGGAGATACTGCTACATTAACCTTACAACAAGGTGATGGTACAGTATCAAGTGTAGGAGAAATGAATATTACAGCAGAAGTATATTCAACTGCTGTGAATTATGATCTAAATGCAGACACAGGTGCTATAATCACAATTCCATTTAAAGTAGTACAACCTACTGCAAGTGGTGCAGCAAGTGGTACAGCATTTAAGTTTGAATTTTGTGATGCAGTAACTAATACAAGTTGGTAAACGAAGGAGTAACACATGAAGGTTAAAATGTTCGATAAAGAGTGGGAAGTGAAGAATCCTACTTACAAAGAAAAGCGAGAACTACAAAAATTAAGAATGATGGCTTTAGATTCTACTGGTAAAGTAGATACCGAAAAGTTTTATGATTGTCTTGAGTTTGTAGAAAAAATAAGTGGCTTATCAGAAAGCGATTATGTTGCCAAAGATAAGCCCTTAACAATGGGTGAGGTAGATGCTTTGCTTTCGAAATGTCTAAGTGAATTTTTAGATGTTTCAAAAAAAGGCTAATGGCTTTGTCGTCGTATGTGTGGTTTAGCCACTATGGTTATCCACACTTCGACAAAGAGTTTCCTTATAAAAGGCAAAGTCCAATCACTAATAAAGTAAAGACATATAAGGATCAGGAAGATGTATTATTGGAAATTGATAGAGTGTTTGACAAGTTCAAAGATTCTAAATTTTCTATGGGTAGAAACCTATATTTTATATTACCTCTTTTTTGCAATCCAAAATGTCTTTACCGAGATTGGATAGGGGAAACCATTAAAGAATATAAGATGAGTAAGAATCTTAATATTCCGATAGCAAGAAGTTTAGATGAAGCAGATTCATTTATTGTAGATAATTTTTTAATTATAGATAACGAACTAAACTCCATAAGAGAGTATGAGGTAGAAAAGAATGGCAGATAAAAAAATAAGATTATTAGTTCAAGCCGAAGTTAGAAAAGCTGTAAAAGCATTAAATCAAGTAGAAAAAGAACAAAAAGATATAAAGAAGCAAAATGATGGATTAAAGAAAAGTTTTGCTGCGATGGGTGGTGCAATAGCTGCAGCATTTAGTATCCAGGCAATAGCGAATTTTACTGCTTCTGCTGTAAGATTAGGTTCACAAACCATATCACTTGAACGAAGTTTTAGAAATCTTGGTAGAGCAGTCAATTTTAATGATGAATCATTAGCAAAGTTTAGAAAAGCTACTGATGGAACTGTATCAGATGTTGATCTAATGATTCAAGCAAATAATGCTATGTTGCTTGGTATTGTAGAAAATGATGATGCTTTTGCAGATTTGATAGACAATGCACAAAGACTTGCTAAAGCAGTAGGACAAGATGCTTTATTTGGTATTGAGAGTTTAACAACTGGTATCGGTCGTCAATCCAAACTTATGTTAGACAATCTTGGTATTGTGTTAGATACAAATTTAGCTTATCAAAAGTTTGCAGAAGCAAATGGTAAAGCAGTAAAAGATTTAGATGAAAATGAAAGAAAACAAGCATTTGTCCAAGCAGCATTACAATCTACTGCAGAAAAGGTAGCACAACTTGGAGATGAAGAATTAGATGCTACTGATGCTACATTAGCTTTATCATCAGCATTTGAAAATTTACAAGGAACTATCGGAAAAACATTACAAGATGAAGTTGAAGTTACTGCTAATTTTTTCACAAGATTAATTGAAAAAACAGAAAGATTAATTTTAAGAAATGAAGAATTGAAAAAAGCATTACCTTTAACAGGTGGACAACAAAGAACATTACAACCTCTACCTACACCTGAAAGACCTGATATACCATTATTAACTGATGAAGATGATGATATTTTACCTGACTTAGATGTAGCAGATGAAACTTATAGCCATCTAATTGAATTGAGTAATAAGTATGCAGAAGAAGAAGCGAAGAATATTAAATTTTTGAAAAAATTAGAAGATGAAGCATATAAAGATAGAATACAAAATAACTTACAATCTGCAATCTTACAAGGACAATCTGCTAAAGAAGCAGGTATATCGGTAGTAAAAGCAGAAGTAGTAGAAGCACAAGCAGGATTGATTTCAAGCATTATGAAAGCATTACCATTCCCTATTAATCTTGCAGTAGCTGCAGGGGCAGGTGGAATGATTGGAAAAGTAACAGATTCTTTATTTTCCTCTTTTGCAACAGGTGGTAGTTTTGTAACAAAAGGCAGAACTACCTTACCTATTGGAAATGGAGTAGTAGTAGGAGACAATGCAAGTGGTATGGAACGAATTGATGTAACACCATTACCAAGTCCTACAAGTAGTGGAAATAACATCACAATAAACATATCTGCCCCATTGGTAGATGAAACAGTAGTAGACCATATTATACCAGCTATTAGGAGAGCAGAAAAATTAAACTTATGAGCAATGTAACAAAATCAACTGCTTTTGCATACATACCAAAGAGATTATTTGGAATGAAAAAGAAAAGCATAAAACAAAAACTAAAAAAACCAAAACTAAAATTAAGGAGATATTAAAGTGGAAATTGGCAAAGGAACTAAATTAACATTCAGTATTGAAACACTTATCAGTATTAGTGTAACAATATTTATGGTAGTTGGATTATGGTTTAATCTTCAAGCTGATATACAAGAAGCAAAAGAATTACCTGAACCACCAATCAGTAGAACAGAATATGATCTTAAGGATCAGATGATTAGAAATTCAATTTTAAATACTGAAGAAAAAGTAGAAAAATTAGAAGATAAAGTAGATGACATTAAAGAAGATACAAGAAGTATCAATGAAACCCTACTAAACATGAATAACAATTAGGATATGGATTATGAAAAAATTGATAAATATGTGGCTATTGGTGCTTGGATTATTTACTTCGTCGCTATACTCACAATCAGCATCTTTGGATAGTTTTCAAGATATTCAATTAATGAAGAATGAATTTTGTGCAGTTATAGAAGTGAATGCTTCTTGGAATTGGGCAAACAAAATACCATTAGAAAAATTAGAAAAATGCTATACTGGATATGTAGATATTGCCAATAAAGATATTGGTGCAGTCATACAAAAAGAATGGGACATTAAAGTAGTACCTACCATTATTATCTTTGAGTATGGAGTAGAGGTCAAACGATTTGAAGCAGACCTCTCTATGAAATTTAGAGAAGAAGAAATCTTAAATAAAATCAGACAAGAGATTAGAAAATAAGGAGATATACATGAGTTTTGTTAATTCAAACTATGAATCAAAGCTATCACCAACCATGACTGAAAATTGGTTAGTGCAGATATTTAAAAATAATAATTCGAGTATTTTAACAACTAATACTCCTGATTTAACATTTAGTTTTTCTGCTACTACTTATAATAGCATAAACTATTATCCTGCTATTTTAAACAAGCCAAGTATCTCTTATTCGTTAGACTTAAAAGGGTTCACAACCAAGACTGGTAATATTACCCTAAACATAGCCAATATAGATTTAGATGGAACGACCTTATTAGAATTATTAGGGAATGAATATATTAATGGTCATGTGAATGTATTATCTCAAATAGATGGAGATGATACTGCAAATAATGCTTTGCAAATCTTTAGTGGTAAAGTGTCAAGTTTTGGTTATAGAAATAATACGATTGTATTGAATGTCATCTCTAACAGACCATTTCAGAATGTGTCTATCCCACAAGGCAGAAGTGTAAATGCCGACAATCCTCAATACAATAATAAGATAGTCCCTTTGGTTTATGGGGACTATACTGCTAATACTGAATTTGTCAATGGTCAAGATGTCTATGCTTGTCCTTTCCTTAAAAATGATGGTAAAGACTTTATGTATATAGTCCCAGAAGGAACAAGTGGTTCTGATAAATTAGAGTTCTATGATAAAGGAATGAAACGATTTGTAGAACTTGTCAATACCAATACTACCATAGCAACAGTAGATAGTGTTAAAGTATTAAAAGTACCAACATTAATGACAAGACAATTTAAAATGTTGCCTGATGATGTAACTGCAACTATTGTAGGTGCTGATGTCAGTTTAACTTCAGGAAGTCTTGAAAATGCCTATAATGGTAACACAGGAGATAATGCTACCTATGCTAATACATTAGGATTTAGTGGAGATTCAAGAGGGGTAGTATTTAAATTAGAAATGCCACAAGTTACAGGTAAAATTACTGCAATCACATTAGGCATATCAGGTAATTATAGTCAAACCATAACTGGTAGTCCAAGTGGTACAGATGGTGCATTCTTTAATTTAGCAGATGCACTAAGTGGAAGTTTTGGATCATCAAGTGGAGATATAGAATTAATAGGAACTTCATCGAGTGGAGATAAAGTCGATAGAACCAATGTAGCTTTACCAACATCAACAGATATATCAGGAATATTAGAAAACAATGCTTTGCCTGATGAACTATATTTGAGTTTTAGATTTAATGCAGAAGGTGAAGCTGTAGATTATAGTAATTTTGAAGTCGTATTAAGTAATGTGTTTGTAACTATTACTGCAACCAACGACTTGGCTAACGAACCGATTGCATCACAAGAATTTAATGCAGGAATTGAAAAAGTATATTTAGGTAGAGATATTACAACACCAAGTTTCACAGAACATACAACTGCAACTACCATTGGTGATTTAAATAATCCAGTAGCAATCCATAGAGAACTACTACATAGCATCATCAATATTACTGATTTTACTGGTGATACTGATATTGAAAATTCAGGATTTAAAACAGTAGCAGAATTAAGAGATTCTACTTTGACCAGTCCAACATCAACACATTGGAAAACACGATTAGCATTAGATGAGAAAGAATCCTTAGAAAGTATTATGGAACAATTACAATATGAAGGATGTTTCTTTTTTGAGTTTAGTCCACAAGCACAACAAGAATTAACAGGAGTAGCAAAATTACGATACTTTACTATTGAAGATAGTGTTACTGCTAATGTTGATTTATCTCAAAATGATATTTCAGGATATGAACTTGGAATTACTTCGGCACAAGACTTAGAAACAAGACTGCTTGTTAATTACAAAAAACACCCTGCTGAAAATGAATATTTAGAACAAGATACTTTTACAGCATCTACTCATACAACTATTTTTGGTGATGCAGATATTCAAAAACAAGAAGTCAATCTTGATTTAGTATATGATGCAGTAGCAGATGTGGTAGGATCAAGAAATTCCAGTTGGATTAATTTTAGAGAAAGTATTTTTGGGGATTACAAAACTACAGTAAATGCAACTTTAGTCAATCCTGAAAAATATGGAATGCTACAAGTTGGAGATTACATAGACTTTGGAGAGATTACCTTTGAAGAACTTGGAAGTCCATTTAATGAAATATCAGACACCTTTGATAGTTTTGTTGCTATGCCTACAAGATTATTTAAAGATGCTTGGTCAGGTAAAAAATTTATAATAACAAATCTGAAACGACAAGTAGGGAAAGTTTCAGTACAATGTAGAGAGGTTTAGAAATGGCATCATATTTTATTTATGATTCAATCAATCAATATAGAAGTGATAACACATTAAGTGAAGGAAGTATAAGTGGCACAACACCAACAAAAACTTTTTCGGCTTCTAATACACTTATTAATCACGAAAGAGCATCAGACCAAAATATTGGCACAATTATTACTGGTGTAAATACAGATGAAGCTATTAAATATGCTTTAGGTGGAGATGGAACAGCAAATGCAGCAGCAGTTTATTTTACAGGAGCATCAACAGGAAGTAGTCCTGTTATAAGAATATTAAAAGGAACAAGTGGTAGCATAACCGATTTAGGTGAAATACCAACAGCAGCTTCTGCAGGGTGGCAAGTGGATACATTTACTGAAACAACAGATGACGAATGGTATGCACAATTCACAGGAACTATTGCTAATGTATCTGAAATCCTTATTGGTAAAAAACTAAACTTTGAAATAGAACCTGATGTAAATGTTCAATCATCTATTAATTATGAGAATGAAGTCCAAAGATCATTAGGTGGTGTAGAGTATGCCATTAATGTAAATCCAGGACAAGAAGTATTTACCATATCATTTCAAAATATATCAAGCACATTTAAATCTGATTTAATTACTATGCAAGATGCAATCAAAGGTGAAGCTAAGAAATTTGTTTGGTATGATGGAACTAATCATCATTTTGTTAGATTGGATAAACCAATGGTTATGACTGAAATAGCAGATGGAAGATTTAGCACACAATTAGTTTTAAGGCAACAAATCCAGTAAATATAAGACTTTTATACTGAAAGGTATATAATCACCCCATAAACAAAAAAGCCCCTTAACTGGGGCTTCTTTGTAGGTAGAGGTAAAACAATTATTATTTATTAAGATTGTAATTTAGAAAATAAAATATCTGCTAAATGTACTTCAAAACTTGTTTCACATTTTAATCCATTCCATTCATATTTAGGCAAGTTATTTTTACACCATGTATCAATTTTTTCTTCTTCTTTCCAATTAATATCATCAAAGTCATTACAACCACCTTGACCACGATTAGAAACTTCACCTCTATTAACACCATCAATATATAATGTAGCAGTAAAACATAATGTTTCTTCACTTAATTCATCATATACTTTAATATTTTTCAAATCAATATTCATTTTATTCTCCTTTTGTTTAACTAACATATATAAGAATATGGAATAAAATGGCCAATGTCAATAATATTCGTAATTATTTTTTTAAGGGTGTTTTGTGGATAAAATTGTGGATAAACAGGGTACCCCCTACTGTACCCCCTACCCTACAAGAAAAAGAAAAAGACAAAGATTAATATAAAGCTAAAGAATAGGAAGAATTAAAAGAATTGGAAAAAGAAGGTTGAAAATAAACATTGACAAGTTCAATATTAATCAATATTCTTGTAGAGTTAGTTAGATAAAGGAGAATAAATTGACTTACTTAAAATACATACAAAAAGAAAACAGCAATCAGATCTATGAACCTGAAATCATTTGTGATAGATGTGGCAATCAAGAGTTTGGAGATTCCCCTGCTATTCATGTTCAAGATTGTTTTCTTTGTGAAGAATTAGTAGATTCAAAAAAAGGAGAAAAAAATGATAGTAGAAATAATCGCATACACAATATTCATAATATTTTTTTGGGAAATGTTTAAAAAGGTGGTACAAGAATGGATACAGTAATTAAATTTAATTTTAAAGAATTAGAATTGTTAATTGAAGTAATGGAAAGAAATCGAATTGACAATGATGATGAAAACAAGTTAAGGCATGAACTACGACAAATTCGTAAAGATGCAGAAATTAAGAAAAACAAAGATACAGAAGTATTGGCTAGTAAGCCATCAGAAGAAGTGAGATTAAATCCTTCTATGAGTACAGCTGTTGATGAAATAGAATAAGGAGAAATAATATGGCTTTTGTAAATTTAAAAGACCTAAAAGCAAATGTAGGTGGTCAGTTGAGATTGACTTTAAACTCGGCAGGTGTCTACGAAGAAAAAGAATGGCAAGGTAAGAAGTTTAATACCTTTAAATACGAAGTGATCCAAGATGGCACAATCAGCACCTTAGATGCTACTGATGCTTTAAAAAGAAAGTTAGATGCAATACCTCAAGGAAGTGATTTCTTATTAAGTTGGGAACAATTCACTACTGATGAAGGACAGCTTAGAAACTATTGGAAAGCAGAACCAGTTAGTAAAGAATCTGCTAATCCAGTATTTGAGAATGTAAAGAAAAGCATCAATGAGTTTGACCAAAAACTACAAGCAGACAAAGCAGTAAAACAAGCAGTAGAAACTACGAATACCACTTACACCAATGGTGCAAGAATGGGTATGATTTTTAACAATGTAGTTAAATTGTATATTGCTAATGATATGGTATGGACTACTGACGAGTTTGTAAACAACTTTAAACGAGTTGAAGCTTGGGTAGAAGCTTGTGAAAATCCTAAAGCGATACCACAAGCAAGTAAACCTAATGAACCAGTTGCTCAAGAGTCGGTACAAATAAATGATGACGACCTACCATTCTAATGAGTAACGAAAATACAGTAATAATGCTCTTATTAGTCATTGTTTGGTTGATAGTTGCATTATTTGGAATTATGTTTGTGGGGTTAATTATAGTGTAGAAACTGGGGCAGCTACTTCTTATTCCTTTGTTTAATTAACATGATCAAATCGAATAGTAGCTGTCCCTTTCTCCTGAAAGGAAACAATATGCCAAAATTAAAAATATTTCCAAGCGACTCTATATGGAGTAAATACATTAGAACAAGAGATAATTGGACTTGTCAAAGATGTGATAAGAAATATGCACCACCTACTTCTGCTTTACATTGTTCACACTTCTGGAGTAGAGGATCATGGAGTGTAAGATTTGATGAAGATAATTGTCAGGCATTATGCTATGGATGCCATTCATACTTAGGTGGTAATCCACAAGAACATAGAGAATTTATATTGAATAAATTAGGACAAGAAAGATTTGATGCTTTACAGAAAAGAAGAAATACTGCATTAAAGTCAGGACAAAAGAAACACTTATTATCAAAAGAATTTAGAAAAGAAGTACAATTAATGTTAGATAACTTAAATCTTAAAAAGTCAGAAGATTTTTACGACTATTTAGATTAGGAAAAAAAAGGAGAATAAAATGAGTTGTTACAGAATAATATATTGCTTAACAAAAAAATGCAACACTTTAATAAACAATGACGAAGGTGGATATTGTATAAAATGTTGGAATAAAAAAGACGAAGAAGCAAAAAAAGCAGGTAAGAATGGCTAAATCTCACCCTACTTATGATGTGTTTGGTAAGCACATGGGAACAATACAAGATCGTTGCAAAAAGGCAAACATACCTGATGCTTGGAGTGAAGAAGGAATACAGTTAAGAGAAGATTTTGCAAAAGAACATGGTCGTGCTTGGTGGGTATTTGACTCTTATGAGAAAGTAGCTGCTTTTAAACAAAGACCTTGGATAGAAGATTACATGATAAAGGAGAGAAGTAAATGATAGACACAATAGTTACTATAGGTGTGCTTTATGGTTGTTATAAATTGTTTCCAAAAGTATACAAAGAAATACACAAATTAGATTAATTAATAATCAGGAGAATAAAGGGAGAATAAAATGATTGAAATACTTACATCAAACACGAGAGAATTGTCTAAGCAATATTTGCACAGAACATATCCTCAATACTCAAAAGAAGTTTACACAAACTATTATGTATTAGAACAAAGGGATATATCGCTATTCTTTAAACCTTCATATTGGGAAAATAACTATGCTAAATTTGATCAAGGCTTCAAAAAGAAAATAGCAAAAAAGGATTTAACTAATTTTAATTTTATTAAACAGAAAAAAAATAGAATTAAATTGTTAAATGAATTGGGATTGCCTTATAATTATATTATTAAATTTATGAAATGGTATTATCCAAGAATTGGTAAATCGACACTTGCTTATGCTTTAAATGAAAAGACAAGAAAAAAACAAATTAAAGCCACAAGAAAAAGACAGCAAACTCCTATGTATAAATTTAAAAGGAAAATACAAAGAAAGTTTGATATAGTTGGAATGTCTGATGATAATTTATTCAAGCATCTTGGAACTTGCTGTTATCTTTGTTCAAAAAAGATAAATCCATTAAAAACAAGTACATGGGAAATAGAACATATTATTCCAACAATTAGTGGTGGGTCAAGACATGTAAATAATCTTGGAATGGCTTGTAGGCATTGTAATAAAAGTAAACATGATTATAGCATACCTGAATATATTGAATATATTGAACAACAATTTTATCATGTTAAAAAGAATAAAAGTAAATTAATAAGTACATATAATAAAGCATTGAAATATTCAATGCAATAAAAGGAGAATAAAATGGCACATACAATATATAAAACAAAGGAAGGTAAAAGAGTTAGTTCGGTTACCACAATCATAGGCAACAATCTTGGGTGGAACTTTTATCCATTGTTAAATTGGAATTTAAAATTACTAAAACAAGGAGTAGATCCAAAAGAAGAATTAAGGTCTGCAGGTAGAACAGGGACTTTAGCACATAATATGATAGAACAGTTTACTATTGGTGGTAGAGTGCAAAATTTAGATACCTATTCACCAACAGAAATTAGTCAAGCTAAACAAGCATATTACAACTATTTGGATTTTAAAAACGACTATCAGCCTGAAATCTTGCATAGTGAATTACAAATGGTTTCAGAAAAATATAAGTTTGGTGGAACTTGTGATGCAGTAGCCAAAGTAAAGATTGGTAAAAACACCAAGCTTATGATCTTAGACTGGAAAAGTAGTAATTCTATACATTCAGAACATAAAATACAAATATCTGCTTATGCAAAAATGTATGAAGAAAATACAGGCGAAAAAATCAAAGGTGCTTTAATTGTACGAATAGACAAAGAAAAAAAAGAGTATCAAGTAGAGCATTTAAAGATTAAAGACTTGAACTGGGGTTGGAAAGTTTTTAAGTTATTACTAAAAATACAGGAGAATAAAAGATGAGAAAAAGATTTTTAGATGCTGATATCTTTAGTAAGCAATGGTTCAGAAAGCTGTCGGCACAACAAAAAGTATTATGGCTATATATTATATCCAACTGCAGCCACGATGGCTTTTGGGAGTATGATCCTGAAAGATTGACCTTTGAATGCAATGGATATGAAGGAGAAATACCTGACATCATTAAAGAAAAGCTACAAATGATTCCTATTGATGATTCACAATATCTATTAAAAAGCTTTATACGATTTCAATATGGAAAGCTAAAAATGACAGCACCAGTCCATAAACGAATCATAGAAAGAATATTTGATAAAGGGTTACATGATCATTTTGAAGAATTAGAGGGAGAGTTCTAATGGATACCAAAGAACTAAATTCCATATTAATATATTGTAAAGTAAATGATATCTATGAAATTCAATATGTAGAATCTTCAGGGAGAGTTTCATCGGACTTACAAGACACAATGGAATTGTATTGCTTTAAGTACAATAAATACATACCAGTAAAAGATATAATAAAAACAGCCAAAGAACATGGCTACAACAAGGATTTGGGATAAAGATAATGAACATGTATTGGCATTTAAAAGGAGTGTCGCAGGTAACCAATCCTGTCTACCCTTGGTCAAATATATGCTTTCGATTCTTATTGGTCTGGCGACATATCCCAAAAAAATTATGAAAAATAAAATATTATGTGGAGATAGCTTAGAAGTCTTAAAAGACTTTGAAGATAATTACTTTGATAGTGTAGTAACAGACCCACCCTATGGAATTTCATTCATGTCAAAGTCGTGGGATTATGATGTTCCCCAAGTAGAATTATGGAAAGAAGTATATCGTGTCCTAAAACCAGGTGGGCATATCTTATCTTTTGCAGGTTCAAGAACATACCACAGAATGGCAGTCAATATAGAAGATGCTGGATTTGAAATAAGAGATATGTTAGGGTGGTTGTATGGTAGTGGCTTTCCTAAATCACATAATATTGGAAAAGCAGTAGATAAATTGCAAGGGAATAAAAGGGAAGTTATTGGAATTAAAAAAAATTATCAAAATAAAAAAGGCAAAGATGGTTATATGTTAAATTCTGATAGATTAGATTTACAAGATACCAAAGGCAATTCACAATGGGAAGGTTGGGGAACTGCACTAAAACCTGCACACGAACCTATTGTAATGGCAAGAAAACCATTTAACACATCAGTAGCAGAAAATGTCTTAACACATGGCACAGGTGGAATAAACATAGATGAGTGTAGAATAGGATATAGAAATGAAGATGATTTAGATAAAGCAATAGAAAAAAGAAAATCATTTGCAAATACAGGAGGTGGTCATCAAACACAATATGTAGGTGGTGAGCTAAAAAATCCAATAGATACAACACAAAGTATTAACACACAAGGAAGATTCCCTGCAAACATAATCCACGATGGAAGTGAAGAAGTATTAGAAGTATTTGAAGAAAGCAGTAGATTCTTTTATTGTGCCAAAGCAAGTAAAGCAGAACGAAATATGGGGTTAGATGATTATGAGGAAAAACCTATGGGAATGTCCAATAGAGCAAAACATAGATCAACATTAGATCATAGCCATGATATAGGTTTAAATAGAGTAATAAATAGAAAAAACTACCACCCAACAGTAAAACCAATCAAACTAATGGAATATTTAGTAAGATTAGTAACACCTAAAGAAGGCATAGTATTAGAACCTTTTGCAGGATCAGGAACAACATTAATTGCTTGTAAGCAACAAGGATTCAATTATATAGGTATAGAAAGAGAACAAGAATACTGTGATATAGCAGAAGCAAGACTAAAAGGAGTTAAAATACAAGGAACACTATTTTGAAAAACTCAATAGACAATCAAGCAAAAGGCTACCAAGACCTAATAGACGAGGTAGAAAAAGAACAAGCAAAGATATTAAAAGAACTAAAATATGTTCTTACTGGTATACAAGGGGGAAGGTCATTATCAGACCAAGAATATCAATGCTTTATTGAACGAGCATTAGAAAAAAAGAAATTTGATGATATAGCTTATAACATGAGAATATCAGAAAGTTCAGCAAAGACCTATTATAATCGAGCCATAAAAAAGCTATCGAAAGAAGCCACTTTGGTAAAATATAAGCTTCGTAGAAAATGAGTATTAAAGATAAATATAAAGTGAACCATATTAAAAAAGAACAATGTAAAGAATGGTTTATGTATAAACATTATGCAAAAAGAATGACATCTGTGTCTTATTCTTTTGGATTATTTAAAAGCAAAGAATTAGTAGGTGTTTGTTCTTTTGGCAGACCTGTTGCACACATATTAGTTAAAAAAGCATTTTCAGGGCATTATCAAGATAATTTTTTAGAATTAAACAGACTTGTAATTAATGAAAATTTAGATAAAAATGTTCTGTCTTTTTTTGTTTCACAATCCTTAAAACTATTAAAAAAACCTAAAGTAATAGTATCTTATTCTGACACATCTCAAAACCATCATGGATATATCTATCAGGCAACTAATTGGCTATATACTGGATTAAGTGCAAAATTTAAAGATTATATGGTAAAAGGATATGAACATCTTCATGGTGCATCTGTTTTAGATATGGTGGGGAGAAGCGATAAAAATGGACACCTTGATAAAGTAAAATTATTAAAACAAAAATTTGGAGAAAAAAATGTTTATATGGTTGATAGGGCAAGAAAACACAGGTATTTCTATTTATTGGGAAATAAAAAACAGAAAAAAGAAATGAAAGAAAGATTGGTTTATAGCATAAAACCTTACCCAAAAGGAAATAACGAAAGATATGATGCTTCATATAAACCGAGTACACAAACACAACTATTTGACTAATGAATAAGTTAGATACAGCATATAATCAACTTAAAGAACTATCTCATAGTACAGATTATCAACATTACCTACATAACAAGTATTACACCTATAAAGAGCAACTAAAGACCATTAATAATAAACTGGATAAAGAAATGGCACATATCCAAGACAATAGAACACCTGAACAACACTTTATGGATATATGCAGAGGTTGGTTAGTAGAGGATGTATTTACTTATCTATTCTCTTTGCCACCATATAAAGAACTAACTGCGACCTTTGATAACCATGATCAAGATAGAATAATAAGAGTCATGAGAAGGGAAATAACTGCAGCACCTGACTTCAAAGTAACCTATAGAAACAAAACCATAAAGATAGAAGTACAATCCTTATTTGCTGATATGCCTTATTTCCACATCAAAGAACATAAAGCTAAAAAGCTAACCCACAGAAATAGTTTCCTGATCCAATTCAATATTCCACATAGGCAGATAGTAGTCTTTGAGCCACATCAAATAGAATTAGGTACATATAGACTAATAGACGACTTTAGTACCGATACCATAAAGAAGTATGGCTATAAATACATAATAGATGACCTACCTGAAGATATGATTATATCAAACTTCGTCGATAAATTGCCTAAAAAAATAATTTCCTTATTTTCTTGACAATCGAGGAGTTTTTTGTAGTCCTAAATAAATTATCTTTATCAACAATATCAACACTTACAAGCATTTAGAACTCTTAGATAAGGGTTTCTTGTAGTCTTTTTCCCTATATAGTAGAAGGGTAACACCTTCCCTTTCGTTTTAATAACGAACACATAACCTTCAAATAGTGGGGTGATTAGTTTGGCTGCAGCTAAAACAACAAAGGTTGTAAAACAACCAAAAAACAACGAAAAACTTGTTGGTGGAATAACTGGCAAGGGTTGGAAAAAAGGACAATCAGGTAATCCTAATGGGCGACCTAAATCTGGTTTTGCCTTAAATGAATATATCACCGATCTTGCTAATGTAGAATTAGAAGACAAAAAGACTATGTTAGAAGCTGTTGTAGGTAAAGTATATGAAGAAGCATTAGATGGTAATATGACTGCCATTAACTTTTTAGCAGATAGAATCTTGGGTAAACCAAGTCAAAGCATAGGGATCAAAGATGTTTCAGATGAACCAATTAAGGTATTTGATATAGATGGACTGGACGATTGATGCCACAAGGAAATCAATCCTTAAAGACGATACACGATACAAAATCTTATCCTGTGGTAGAAGGTGGGGGAAGTCTTACTTCTCTATTTTATTTTTATTGTCTAAGCCTTTTAAAGCTAACGAGAGAAGGTGGATTGTTTTTCCAACATATAGACAAGCTAAAATGGTATCTTGGTCAATACTCAAGGACATCTTTGCACATAAAGAAGTCAGTATCAATGAAACTGAATTATCTATTACACTTGATAATGGTGCAAAAGTTGAACTTAAAGGGGCAGACAAACCTGACTCACTTAGAGGAGTATCTACAACAATGGTAGTGCTTGATGAGTACAGTTATATGAAAGAGAATGTGTGGGGAGAGATTATACAGCCGACTTTAGCAGAAACTAAAGGTTCGGCTTTATTTGTAGGAACTCCAACTGGAGTACAGAACCACTTTTATGATCTATTTGTTAAAGGACAATCTAAGAATAGTGATTATAAGTCCTGGCAGTTTACCACATTAGAAGGTGGCTTTATTTCTGAATCAGAAGTAGAGAATGCCAAAAAGAATTTAGATAAGAGAACTTTTGAACAAGAATATCTTGCAAGTTTTCTTACTGCTGCAAATAGAGCAGCATATAATTTTAATAGAGATATTCATTGTAAAGTAATGGATAAATCTCCAAGAATGTTTTGGGGAATCGACTTTGGGGTAGCATCATATATGACTGCTATCCTAATGTGTGAAAATACTGCAGGGGAAGTTTATGTATTTGATGAGATTGGATTACAGAACTCAAATACATTTGAATTGGCTAAGCTAATGCAACAAAAAGCACCAGGACTTCCAGTATATCCCGATCCAGCAGGGAAGGCAAGAACTTCTAATAGTACCAAGTCTGACCATAGAATATTGCAAGAGAGTGGGTTTACAGTTATAGCTAAGAAAGCTAATCCTACTCAAAAGGACAGATTGAATGCCTTGAATAAGATGTTGGAAGATGCAACTGGGAAAGTAAGGTTATTTATTAATCCTAAGTGTAAGAACACTATTAGAGATTTAGAACTATGTACTATGGAGAATGGGCAGATACTAAAGACTGAAACCTTATCACACTTCTTAGATGCTTTATGTTATCCAGTTGATTACCGATATGGATTCAAAGGACAAGCTAAGGCAATAGAATGGTAATGTTTTTATTAGGAATGAGTGTTGGAATTATTGTTAGCATGATAAGTGCTATGGTATGGGGATACCGATTAAGTATAAAAGAAGAAGAACTAAGTAGAGAAATGATAAAGGATTTTCAGGATAGATTCTTGGAAACCGAAGAACAAAAAATTTATAAAAGGTATGAATCATGATAATTTATAATTTAACAGAAAAGATGTTGTATGACTTGTTAATGGATACAATAGAAGAAGGATTAGAAAAAGAACATAGCCAACGAGAACGAATGCTTGATTATTTCGAGGGTATCAACCTTGAACATGACATTAAAGGATATTTTGATAGTGATAGTTTATCACAAATCCCACCTATGTACATTAATCTTGTTAGAAATATTATATCCAGGAGAGCATTGGTATATCAACAACAACCAGTAAGATACAACGAAAAATATACAGATGTCTTGGGCAACTTTGATTCTGTAATGAAACAATTTGAACAGCTTACTTATCTATTAGGTACAGAAGCTTTATATACTCATTGGGATGACAATGCAAAGAAACTAAAGTATAGACCAATCCACTTCTTTACCCCATTCTTTAAACCTAATGAAGATGAACCTTTTGCTATTATGTATCAAGCAGAATCACAGCTACAAGGTAGAACAGAAGATGCTCAATATATGTTTTGGTCAAAAGATACAGAAGATATGGAAGGGAAACACTTTATGATAAGCAGTAGAGGTGCTATTACTTCTATTGTAGAAGGGGATAGAAATCCTTATGGAGATGTCTTACCATTTAACATAGCACATAGACATCCATTCACAAGAGATTTCTTTAGAGAAGGGGCATCAGACTTAGTAGATGGTATGAGAAGTATCAACATTATGTTAACTGAACTTGCTTTGCATGGAAGATTCCAATTAGGACAACCAGTCTTTACTGGATTAGATACTGAACAACGAATTACTATGGGACAAGATAAAGCATTAGTATTACCTGAAGGTGCGAACTTCCAATATGCAACACCAAATGCTAATGTCCAGGCAATGATTGAATCCACCAAGTATATGGTAGATAGTATTGCACAATCCAACAATGTTAGAATCAACTGGGCTGATAAATCTCAGGAAAGTGGATTAAGCAAAAAGATGTCTGAATTAGATTTAATGGATGCTCTAAGATCAGATACAGAACAAATCTATAGACCATTTGAGAAAGAACAATTTAGAATTGCTAAAAGAATCTGTGAAGTATCAGGTGGTATTAATCTTGGGGATCAATTCAGTATAGACTTTGCTGAAAGAGAAGTGCCTATGAGTACCGATGAGGAAATCAAATACTATTCTTGGGCATTCCAAAATGATTTAGAAACAAGACAAAGTTATTTAAGAAAGAAGAATCCTGATTTCAAGGAAGAAGAAATACAAGCTATTGTGGAACAGATAGATGCTGAACAACCACAAGAAGCAGACGAAACACAATCTATCATTGATAGAATAGGTGAGCAAGTTGGCTAATTTAGATTTCTATAATAAAGAAATAGAGAATATCCAACAACAGTTAATTGACAAATTGGATAACCTAGTAATAGGGTTAGGTAGAGTAACCGATACTGAACTAATGCAGATTGCTAAGCAGATAGATTTCTTTGCAGAAATGGAAACATTAGGATTTACGAAACTAATGAATAGAGTAGGTAAAACCTTTGATGATGAGATAGCAAGAGTATTTGCAGAACTATCTAAAAGAGAGTTAGGACAAGTATCTGCAGCAAGTATCGATGCTTTAAGAGAGTTAAAGAACTTTGAAATGACTTATTTGACCAATGGGGTAAGACAATATTCAGATCAACTAAAGACTGCTATGCTAAGAGGAATCATAACTGGAGAAAGTAATATTCAGATAATGAATAACATTAATAGCACCTTTGGGGTAGGAACTTATATTAGTTCAAGTGAAACTTCTTTCTTGATTAATGATGCTTTTTCACGATTCAGTAACACTTCAAGAGCCAAAGCATTTGAGGAGTTTCCTGAAGTGAAGTTTCAATACATTGGAACAAGTGATAACAAGACAAGAGAAGTATGCCAACGAGCATTACAAGAACCACCACTAACAAGAGAAGAAATAGATGCTTTAGGGTATGTAGACTTTGCTAATAGAGGTGGATACAACTGCAGACATGATTGGGTAAGAGTATGAGATTAGACCAAGTAGTTAAACCTAATTCTAAAGTGATGACTAAGTTAGCACAAGATGCTATTGATAAAATTACTTTAGATGCAAGTAAAGGCAAGTTTCAGAATGACAGAAGTGGATACTCCTATAAAAGCGATACTTATAGAAAGTATAAAGCTAATAGTATGCGAGGAGTTAGAACTGGGAAAAAACTTAAAGCCTATGCTAATCAATCTACTGATACTCAAACTTCTTTTGTTAATATGAAACTAACTGGTAGAACCCTAAGAGGTATGAGAGGATCAGGAAAGACTGATACTGCAATCATTACTTACGATAAAGGGGAAATAGTATTAGGCAATCAGAAAAGAGGATATGATATCTATGACTTGTCTAATAAGAATAAAGAATTTATAGCCGAGAGATTCAGCAAAGAACTTTTGGATAGAAATATTAAAAAGTATGTATCCAAAACAACGATAATAAAATAGGAGGGCAGAATGTCCGAAGAAACAAAAATAGTAGAAGAACAAGCAGTAGCAGAAGCTCCTACACAGGAAATAAATAATGAAGAAGTCGGTGGCTTAATTGCAGAAAGCAAGAAGTACCGAACAAGAGCTCAAGCAGCAGAAGCCGAGTTAAATGAACTCAAAGAAAACCTCAAACTTCAAGAAACAAAACGACTTGAAGAAAAAGAGGAGTTTAAATCTTTGTATGAGAAGATGAAAGAAGAAAACTCACAGTTAAAACCTGTAGTAGAACAATTTCAGATTCAAGAAAAACAAAGACGAGAACACCTGCTGTCCCAACTTTCAGATGATGATCAAGAAATCTATGCAGACCTGCCAACAATTAAGTTGGAAAAGCACATTGAAAGATTGGGTAATAAAAAAGTGCAAATATCTGATGCCAAAGAGGTTACTTCTTCAGGCAAGTTTGCTGAAAATGCAAGATGGTCTGATTTGTCCGAAAAAGACAGAACAGAAGCCAGGAAGAATCCTAAACTTTGGAAACAGATAGTAGATGGCTATAGAAACTAACAACTAACTATCTTTAAGGAGATATAAACATGGCAAATGTAACAACAACAACAGCTGCTAATTTTATTCCTGAAATGTGGAGAGATGCTATTCTTGACTATGCAGAAAGAAAATTTATTCTTCGTAATCAAGTATCTGATTTCTCATCTATGGTTTCAGGTGGTGGCGACATACTAAACATCCCTAAAGTTGCTGAAGAAACTGCAGCATCTAAATCTGCAGACACAGCAGTAACTTATTCTGCTAACACAGATGGGGTAATTCAATTATCAATGGATCAACATCACTACGAAGCGAAAAGAATCGAGGACATCGTAAGAGTTCAAGAATCTGCTGACCTATTCAATGCTTATGCAAAATCAATGGGTTATGCTTTAGCTAAGAAAGTAGAAAACTACTTAGCTGTTGATGTACTTCAATCAGCTACAGGTAACGATGTTACTTTAGCTGCTGATAACACCTTCACTACTGCTTTAATCAGAGAAGGTTTACAAAAAATGCTTGATGCAGGATTTGACTACACAGATGGCGAATCATTCTTATATGCTTCACCTGCTGCTTATATGTCATTACTTTCTTTGGGGGACTTCACAGAAGCTCAAAAAAGAGGTGATAATGCAAATCCATTAGTATCAGGTAATGTAATCCAAGCTTATGGTTTAAGCTGTTATCCTTCAGTAGACTGGGATGACGATGGTGGTACTGGTGATGAAACAGCAACTATCTTTAACAGAAATTCTGTGTATTTTGCACAGCAATTAGCTCCAAGAGTTCAGTCAGCATATGACATTGATCACTTGGCAACTTCTGTTGTAGCTGATGTACTATTCGGTGCAGCACTATCACATGCTGTATCTTCAACATCATTAGGTGTTGTAAACTTCGTAAATCCATAATTGGACTAACGAAAATCGGTTAAATATGGGGCTAATTTCGGTTAGCCCTATATTACCATTAAATATTAATTTGAAGGGGATTTAGATGCCATTATACGATTATAAATGCAGTTGTGGTAAACAATTTGAAACACTACAAAGTATGCATGATGATAAATTAGTGAAATGCAACCAAAGTATCCAAGAATGTGAAGGAAATGGAACTTTGACAAGACTCATAGGCAAGCCTGCCATATTTTCCGATGATATTGGTAGAGGTCATAAACGAATGAAAGACAAAGATTTATATAAGGAATTAGAAATTGAGTAGTAATACCAATATAGGAAATACTCCTGTAAATCAGGGCTATGTTCAACTGATCCACACAGGAGAAACTGGGGGAATAGATGGAACACTTCGTACATTGTATGATGGTGATGGAACTGCATCAGATCTACAGATTGCAAGTAATAAAGTTAAAATATCTACTCAATTATACATTGGTAGCAAAACTATTACTGAATATGTACAAGATGTGGTCGGTGATATGCTTGATACCAATGGTAGTCATACAAACATTACTGCTACCTATGACGATGCAGGTGATGGGGCTATTGATTTAGTAGCTACTGGTGCCATATCAGGCATTACTGGTGGTACAGGAATTGATGCAACTGGAAGTGGAAATATTACCATAGCAATCGATTCTACTGTTGCTACTCTTACAGGCACACAAACCTTATCTAACAAAACCTTAGCAAGTCCTACTTTTAGTGGAGATATATTATTTAATGATGCAAGTACACCAGTATTTACAGTAAAAGATACTACAAACAATGTTCAAGCTGATTGGAGAGCAACCGATACTTTATCTGCTATTGGGACAACTACTGATAATGCTTTTTATTTAAAACAAAATGGAGCATTCCAAGTAACGATTAATTCAAATCAAATTATTCTTAATACACAAGGAGAAGATAGAAATACTATTATAAAAGATAGTAGTGGTACAGCAGTATTTAAAGTAGATGCAGGAACATCAACAACAGAAATTGGAACATTGAGTGTTACTGGAAATGCTACTGTTACTGGAGATTTCCAAGTAAATGGAACTACAACTACTGTTAATCAAACCAATTTAGATGTATCAGATAATATTATAGGATTAAATCGTGGGGCAAGTTCCAATGCTAACGATTCAGGATTAATTATAGAACGAGGTAGCACAGGTAATAATGTATTTATTGGTTGGAAAGAAACAAACGATAGGGTGTTATTTGGTACTACATTAGCAGAAGCAGACGATACTGGAGATTTAACTATAACAGATGCAGATATTCAGGCAAATAGACTATATGGAGATGTTACAGGTAATGTAACTGGAGATTTAACTGGAGATGTAACTGGAAGTTTAAGTGGTGGAACTGTAACAAGCTTATCATCTCCAATAGCATTATCAGAAGGTGGTACTGGTGGTGGAAGTGCTGATGAAGCAAGAACAAGTTTAGGTGTAGATGCAGCAGGAACTGATAATTCAACTAATGTTACTTTAGCAGGTAGTTTAGACTATATCACATTAAGTGGTCAGCAGATAACAAGAAATGCTATTGATTTAACTACTGATGTTACTGGTGTTTTACCTTCTGCTAATTTAGATGCAGATACTGCACATTTATCAGGTACACAAACATTTAGTGGTGCTAAAACTTTTTCAAGCACTATTACAGGAAGTATTACTGGCAATGCAGGAACAGCTACAAAATGGGCAAATCCAATAGAAGTATCTTTAACTGGAGATATTACAGGAGTAACAGGTGCATCAGGTTTAGATGGTAGTGCAGATGTAAGCATTGCAACTACTATAGCAAATAATAGTGTTGCTTTAGGAACACAGACTACTGGTAACTATATGGAAAATGTATCTGCAGGAACTGGTATAAGTGTATCTCATACACCATCTGAAGGTTCTACTGCAACTATTTCTACAAATGATAGTGCTATTGTTCATAATAATTTAAATGGTTATGTAGCAAATGAACACATAGACTGGACTATAGACCAAGGTGCTACCAATATTGATGCAGGAAACTATACAGACACTAACCAATTAACAACATTTGTAATACAAGATGGCGATATAAATAATGTAACAATATCACAAGGCAAGTATGTAAAATTCCAAGCATTGACTAATGGTGGATTAGATATTGACTGGGCAAGTTCTTTAGGTGCAGGAAGTTCAGGCGACCCTTACGACTTACAATTTAAAATAGATTTATCAAATATGGGTGCATTAGTTGACACATTAGAAAGTGGAGATAATCTATTAGTATATAATGCAGATGAAGGGACAGCTTTAGCACCAGTATCAGAAATACAATCTGCTTTAAATATACCAAGTGCAAGTGGTACTACTGATGGTGTTGTTACTTTAAATGCAAATGGTACATTAACTGGAGAATCAGGATTAACTTATGATACAAGCACATTGGCAGTAACTGGAGACCAAACTCTTAGTGGAGTATTAAAACATAGTAGTAATGGAAGTAATAGATTAACTCTTGATGATGATTCAGATTCAAGTGTTACAAACCAAGTTACTTTAGCAGGTGTAAACAATGTAAATATTTTAATAGATGGCAGTAATAATGGTACTGGTGATTTTCAAATTAGGTCAAGACCAACCACTGCTAATGATTTAGACACAGCAGATATTATTGTAGATATAGATGAAACTACAGCAATCTTTGATAATATTACTTCACAACAATTTAAAATAGGTGGTGCTTTAAGGACAAGAGTTCTTGAATCGGGATTAAAAGTAGAAAATGGTTCATTGGGTGTAGGACAAAATCCACCTTCTGTTAATGGTTCTGCACATATAAGTAATTTATTAAGAGTAGGAACTGCAGGAGAAGTTGCTTTAACTGTAAATGATGGTGGTGGTAATGCTAATGTAACATTTAATCATACTTCGAAAGTTCCTGATAGAGATGGTAATTCAGGTAGAATTGAGGTAAATGTTGATAGTTCAGGTGGCGAATATATGGCATTTGAATTAGCAGGTAATGTTACAAGTGGAGTATCTGTTGCTACTACTGAAATCGCAAGAATTAATTCTACTGGACTACAATCAAGTTTATCAGGTACAGCAGCAAGTCCTGCATTAAGAGTCAATGATAGTGATACTGGATTATATAGAATTGCAGATAATAAATTAGGTATATCTACAGCAGGGACTTTTGCAGTAGCAGTAGATGCTTCTCAAAATGTCGGTATAGGAACTTCAACACCTTCAGAAAAATTAGACATTAGAGATGGAGAATTAGTGTTTACTCATAGTTCTTTAAATCAAGCATCATCAGGTACAATTAGATTTAATGAATATAATGGTGATAATGTAGCAGGTTCATATATGAGATACAATGGTAGCAGTAATAGTTTTCATATGTATCTTAATAATGAAAGTACTGATTATGAATTTTTAAGAGCAACAAGAAATAGTCATTTAGTATTACAATCAGGTGGTAATAATGTCGGTATAGGA